CTGTTTTTTTGTTATCAGGTAAAGGTAAACTTGATACCGGCTCTATTGTTTTGTTATCTTTGTTTTCAAAATACTCTCTAATTTTTATTAAATCATTTTGTATTCCTAATGATTGTATTTCAGGATAGTTATCAAAAAACATGTCTAATTCATTATCACTCATACCTAAAGGAATTCCAGCCCATTTACCTATAATAGGAGTTAACAGTTCTGCTGGATATATATCTGAAAACTGTAAATCTGGATTATGTTTTCTTAATCTTTCAAATGCTTTTGGAAATAATGCAGAGTGTTCTTTCCAATCTGGTAATGAAGCAGGATAATAAACTCCTCCAAATAAAAATCTTAAAGATTTTTCACTAAATCCTTGTTTACCTTTCATTTCTTTAAATTGATCTACAATAGTAAAACCAAGTTTTTTGTTTAGTTCTGTAAATTCTAAAACATTAGACATTTCTCTGTATCTATTTCTTTGTAATAATTCAAATTGCTCTACAAGATTTAATGGATTGTCTCTAATTTCATTAGGATCAACAATGTTTTGATAAAAATATTTTCTAGTTTCATTTATTTTTTTAGATAGACCATTTACTACTGCCGCCATTTTACTAGCAGGATCATTTTTTGTAGCTGCTAGACCTAACATTAATTTTACAGCTTGGGCTAATGTATTAACTCGAGAATAAGTGCTATCTAAATCTTGGTCATAAGCATTAATAGTTTTTCTAACTCCATCAATTGTAGCTGGATTTACTGATCCATATAAATGAGCTAAGGCTTTTGCAGCAGACATTGCTACTCCATCAAATTTAGCGTTGTATATTATAAACCCTTCTTGAGTTTTTCCACCTCGAGCTCCAGGTAATAAAGTATTTTGAGGCATAATGTCTAAAACTCTTTCAAGTAAAATAGGTTCAGGAAGAAAAGAAGAAAACATTAAAGGCAATGCTCCCATTTTTTCATCTTCAATATCATAAAATAACTTTTCAAATACTCTACTAAATACTTTTTCTTCAGAATATTCTGGGTTGGTAAATATTTCGCTAGCTAATTCTACTGCACCCGTTACTTGAAAATAAGGATTTTCTAAAGTCATATCAAATTCCCAAAAAGATTTGTCTTTATCTATTTTACTAATAGGATAAGTTTTGTGTCCTTTTTTATACCAAGGAGAATAAAATTTTCTGTAAGCGTTCATAGTTTTTTCATCTATGTCTGTTAATAATTCTGATACTCCACCTATTGTTTTATCTACTCCATAAAGAGTAGTGCTCATTCCAATTAATCTTCTTGCACCCATTCTTCTGACCCACGGATTAGATGAACCTAATTCTCTACCAGTGTACATAGCAGCACTTACTATGTTTCTAATAATTTCAGAGTTAAACGCTATAAAATTTCCAAAAGGAAGTCTTCTCCAGTTTCTTACAATAGCTGGAACCATTTGATAGTTAGGATAAACATTTTTAATATATTGTCCTGACAATTGTTTAATTGCATCTGAATGAGTTTTAGCAATTCCATCTAATCTAAAAGGATCCCATTTTAATTTAAAAACTTCATCCCATTGTTTAGCCATTAATTCTTGCCACACAATTTTTCCATCTAAAGCTTCTTTTAATAATTTTTTAGCTTCAGTTCTACCAGCAGCAGTAGATGCATCTCCAAATACTCCAGTTTTATACCACTCTTGCAATTGTTTTATTCTTGCATCGCTAGAAACTACTCTTCCATTTTTAGCAACCGTTACTCCTAAATCTCTAAAACCTAGTTTTAACGCATTTGTAGCTGTAAATCCTACAGCTGGAATAGCGGGAACAAATTGAGATTTAGTAAACTCATAGCCATAAGCTTTCCAAGCGTTATCTGATCCTTGATAAAGTTCTGTTGCTTTTTTAAATACAGGGTTTTTCATTAAGTAACTAAACCATTCATCGGTAGAAGAAAATTTCCCTTTGGCAAAGTCAGCTATAATTGCTTCTACTTCGCCGGCTACTGCTGATGTATCAGTTACTCCGTATTTTACATACTCAGTTAATTTTTCTCTTAATATTTTTTTATCTACGCTTTTACCTGTTCCTATAATTTCTCCAAAAGTATATTGAATAGAGTCAATCATACTTGCTTGTCTACCTACATGACCATTTAATAATGCAAAAAATCCTGCAGTTTCAAAGTTACGAGCTTGTGTCATTACAGATAAAACTGTTTTACTTAACTGTGCTGTAGTTTTAGCTGCTAAATATTTTTTATATAAAGGAGACATTAAAAATTTATCTGTCCATAATGCATCACTTACAATCCCTTGAGCAATTTCTGGTATTGTATAATAAGGTTTACCCCCAGAATGTTTGTAAATATCATCTAATTTTAAAACACTTTGTTTAAATCCTGTAGTATCAATTGGCACAAGATTAACTCCCGTTAATCGTTTTGCAGTAGTTGCTACTCGATCTGATGCAGCTTTAAAAATATAACCATATTTTAAACCTTGCTCTATAATTTTTTTGTTTGCTTGCAAGTGTCCTATTAAAGTAGCTTGTTTGGTAAGAGTATCTAAAATAACTGCTCTAGGATCTGTTACTTTACCCATTAATTCTTGAATAACTGGTGGTATTTTTTGTTTAGCTTTTAAAATTCCAGAAGGTGGAATTAAAGAAGTAACAGCTTTTAACCTTTCTTGTACAGTAGTTCCTTCCATAGCTGCACCACCTCGTTTCATTATTCCTTCAATAATTCCTTTAGCGTCGGCTTCTATAATAGTATTACTTTGACCTTTATGAGAACTTCTTCTTAATAAATCTTCCATCCATTTTCTAGCTCGTGCTATAACTGCTTTTGATGGTCGCCAACTGCTTTCAAAAATTTGATATGAAGTTGTTAAATATCTACCAAGACCTTCTTTAATAATTTTTTTAACTCCTGCATCATCTACATATTTACTTAACACATTACTTAGTTCATCAATTTGACCTCTAATTTGTTTTACTAACGGAGATAAAGAAACATCTAAATTTTTAAGTGCTACTTTGTCTCCACCTAAAGCTTCAACTACATTCTTCCAATATTGTTCAACTCTTAAAGTACCCCCTCGTCCAATAATTCGACTACCCATTCCTACTTCAGCTAGTTTATAAATTTGACGTTCAATATTGTTTAAACTTATATCTACTATTTTTCGTTGAGTTTTAACAAATTGTTTTTCTTCTTGTTTAATAATAGCTAACTCACCCGGTAGTTTTCTATCAGTTCTAAGTGGAGTTAATATACCTTTATCAATTAATTTTAACCATC